TCCCGTGTTCCAGCGTGTGAACCATGTTTAACGCCCCCTGGAATGCAACGAGAGGGGTGTCGCCCTTCGATTGCAGATAGGGGATATACGGTGTCACGATCTGCTGGAACTCGTCCGCGACCTTGGCCTTGTCGTCCATTGTCGTTTTGAGTTGCGTTACCCCGCTATCCATTTCCTCCTCACGCTGGAGGATATAGTCACGGGCCTCTTTCGGCAGGGCGCTGAATACCTCTTTGTATTCTGCTTTCCATGAGGCGGGCGCTTGTGGCGCTTCCTCTACTGCCTCCGGCTCGGCTTGTGGCTCGTCGCCGGTTGATTCTTCCGCCGGTTCTTCGGCGGGTGGTTCTTCTGCTTCGCTTTCAGGCTCCTCGTCCTTGGCCGCAAACCGCCCCTTGTCGTCACGGGTCGGGCCTTCTTCCGCCGGTTCCGCATCGAAAGCGTCGGTTAATGCCTCCCGGAGATCATCCCCGGTATCTTCAATTTCTTCGTTTTCTTCTTCCATTGCTCCATTCTCCTGTGGGCTTTTGTTGAAAGTGCGGTGGGGTGCGCGGGAGCGGCGCGCAAACACCCACCTGCCCGGCCAGGGTTTCGTTTTGCTCCTTTATGTGGCCGGGTGTTAGTTCAGCGCCCTAATGATCTCATCGCGGGGGCTGTCCAGTTCCTTACGTTTGTTGTTCATTTTCTCATTGCCGACCTCGACGCATCCGGCGTCCCGTGTGGCCTTGGCAAAGGCCCGTTTGGAATCGTAATACTTGCCGTCACAGACGTTTTGCGTGCGGTCCATCTCGTCGGAGATAATCAGCGGGGCACCGTCCCCCGGTTCCCATTTCGAGGGCGGCTCCTCGCATCGCTCCCCACTGTCCTTGTCATACCAGAGGCCGTCGGCCTTAAGCGTTTTGCCCGGCATTCATCTGCTCCTTGATTCTTTGATTTCCCTCAATCTCAGCCGCCTTCAATTCCATGTTGCCGACCATCTCCTGCTCTCGTAACGCCATGTCTGCCTGTTGGCCCTGCGCCTTCAGGGCCATGTCAGCCTCGGCCTTCTGCATTTCCGCGCTCTTGTCGCCGTGAACGGCGTCCAGTTCGGCTTTAAGCTGTTCGACGACCTGTTGGGCCTCCATCAGGCGCGGGTCGTCCTGGGGCTGTGAGAGGCGTTCCTGCAATCCCTCCATAGCCCTGTCAAAAGCCGCCTCCATGGTGCGCCCGGTCTTAAATCCCCTCACGGTGAACATCATCATTTCACCGACCAGCGGGGCCATCTCAGGGGCGGCCTGCATTAACGGGAAGGCGCGCTCGATAAACGACGACATGGCCTCGATAAACTGGATGCGGGCTTCCTTTTCCGCCTGTTCGTCGGGCTGGATGGTTGAATCGGTTTCAATGTCGATGCGGAAAGACCGCTTTACCTCGTTCCGCAACAGGTCAATGACTTGGGGAAAGAGTTGCATATCTTCTTCATCCATCAGCTTGACGCCCGACATTTCTGCAATGCGCTCGGGGTCAAACTTCTCGGCAATCAGTTCCGCCTTCATGCGGATAATATCGCGGGCAAACCGCTGAACCTCCGTCTGCCTGTCCCTTATGCGGAGAGAGGCAAACTGTCCCTTTAACCGTTGCGCTGTCGCTGTCTCGGAGGCTTGTGACGTGCCCCGGATAATGTCCGATATACCGGTAATCTCGAACAACGCATCCTTCGCCTTGTCCCGTGCGTCATACAGCCCCGCCAGAACCGTGGCGATCTGGTCAATGGGGAGATAGTCAATAACCCCTTTCAACCCGCCCTTCTCGGCAAAGGTCGCCCATTGATCCACGGGAACAAGAACATTCTCCCGGCCCTTGATGATCTGCCCGAGATTCGCCGCGACGCTTGAATCATACACACCGGCAATTTTCAGGCTTTCAAGAAGCAGGTTGATCCGCGCCGTCATTTCGTCAATTTCGAGCACCTGGTCCTGATACAGAACATAATCGGGAATGGGGTTGAGGCTGTCTGTCGTCAAGGTGGCGTATAACGGTCGCGGACAAGGGAAAAACCCCCTGAGATTCAGCGGGTCTTTCTTCCTGTCGAGCAATTCCTTGTGGTCACGGGCAATCCAGTAAACGGTCTTGGTGGTCTTGTCCCATATCTCCCAAACCGTCGCTTTCTTGAAGGCTTCATTCTGCTTGCCTTCGTCATCGAGTGCCGATTTGGGCTTATGATCGAGGGGAACCTTCTTGCCCTTGTCGCCAAATCGTTTCACCAGTTCATCACGGGTCATAAAGGCCCGCTTGGCAACCCACCTCACCTCACCCCAATACCGCGCCGGGTTGTGGAGGAAATCCATCCAGTGAATGTAATCGCAAACCGCTTCCTCGGACGTTACCTGCTGGTATGGCTCCTCCTGGGTAAAGGCCCGTCCATCCTCGCCATATTGCGCCCCCTCGGGAAAGCCTGTGCCGCCCGCCATAACATCGGCAACATCAGGCTCCAGATACTCAGGCTCCGGGGTGATGTCCTCAAACTCGGCATTGTATCGCACCCATGCCGCGCCCCGTGCGGTCAGAAGGTAATCGGTAACGCAAGAGCGCATAACCGTGTCGAAGTCGTAATTCTCCACCGCATAGCCGGTCGCCCTCTCAAGTATCTCAGAGGCGGCGCGTCCTACCGGGTCGCTGTCCTTGAATTTACGGGTTATCTCAGGATTGGGGGTCGCCGCATATAAAGCGGGCTTTAAGGTTTCGACGTTCGACCACAGAAGATTGAACTTGCGTCCCCCCTTCTCACTTGAGGGGCGCTCATCACGATACCGCTTGATAACCTTCTTGGCCTGTCCCTCCCACTTCTCCCGGTCCTTCTCGGCCATGCGGATTTCGATATCCCAACGGTCATATTCACTCTTGGCGTCGGCTACCGTCTCAAGGGGTTCGTTCAAATCCTGCCTCGTTCCTCTGGTTTCGCCGTTTTCCAGGCGTCGTTCATGGTCATAGTCTGCATGGTGCGTGGTTCTTCCGGCTTGGCCGGTTTGGGGGCAATCTCCCGCCACCCCATTGCGAGGTATCGGAAGGCGTCCGCCGCATGGCTTGTCCAGTCATGCAGGGGGCGATCCCTGAACACATTGTTCTTTTCGTCAAAATCCGCCCGGTATTGGCGCAGTGCCTCGATACCGTCCCGGCATTTCACCTCGTCGAAATACATACGGGGCAACAAAACCCTTGCGGCGTTAATACCGTCATCAATCTTGTGGGCAGGTATCAGGCGCGGCTTGCGGCCCAAACCCTGCAAGGTTTCAATCCTTGTGCGCCCGGTTCCCAATTCCCGCACCTTGGCGTCATGGGGAACCCAGTCAAACTTGTATTTATAAGGCTTGCTCTCAAGCACCTTGGCGTAATGGCCGAGGCTAAAACCACTGTTCTCGTAGAAATCAATGACGCGGATTTCATTGCCCGCCGCCTGCCAGAACCAGATAGCAGTTGAATCCCCTATCCCCAAATCCCAGACCGTGTGGACTTCCAGTTCCGGGTCATAGGGAACATCACATATCCGCCTGTCCCGTTCCGCGTCGGCTATCTCCTTGCCGAAATAAGCCCCGGCAATCGCCGCCTCAAAGGAACACTCATATTCCTGGGCGTATTGCCCCGGCGTCATGTCCTTACGAGCCAGACCCAGCTCCTCGTCGTCGATCAGACTGGTTTCAGAGGCCCGCAGCATCATGTCGAACCACTTGGGGTCTTTCACAGCGCCGTCATACACATCGAAAAAGGCGTTGCGCCCTTTCGGGGTGCCGATAAACACCGCCCAGCCCTTGCGATCCGACAAGGCCGGTCTGACAACCTCCCCCCATGTGCGGGGGTTCATGTCGGCGTATTCGTCGAGAATCACCCCGTCAAGATAGATACCGCGCAACGTGTCCGGGTTGTCGGCCCCGTAGAGCCGCACACGCCCCCCGTTCCAGAAATCTATACGGAGTTCCGACTCATTGGCTTCGGCCAGCCCTGCCGCCATTAACGGCGCAACCGCCTCCTTTAGATACGTCCAGGCAACATCCTTGGCCTGCTTGTAAAGGGGCGCGATATAGGCAAAGCGCGGGTTCTTGTTTTCACAGCGTAGAGCGAAGTCCACAAGATCGTGAACGCACGCCACGGTCTTTCCCGCCCGCCTGTGGCAGACAAGGGCGGCGAACCGTGTTTCCCTCTTGTGAAATGTTACAAACTGTTTCCGTGGCCGATAGCCGAGATCAATCTGCGTCACGCGGAACGCCGGTGAATACCGACACGGACCCGGAATGCTCTACGTCCTGCTTTTCAGACCACCGCATCCTGGCCTTTGTCCACCAGATTAAAGCCGTTGTGTCGCCGCTTGTGGCCTTCTGGTAAAGGGTCTGCGCTATCTTGGCGTTTGCTTTTGTGGCCGCCGTGTCCAGTTCTTCGCGGTAGTGTTCCCGTAAGGTCTTGGGCGCAACGCCTATCACCACCGCAATATCATCTTGCAGGATACCGCCCGCCGCCATAGCCTCTACCGTCTTGCGGCTTTGGTCTGTAGGTTCGTGCTTGGGCCTTCCACCTTTATCTTTCATTCGGCACCCGTTGATTTTGGAGCGTGGCGGTCAGTGCTGCCCTGCCGCTGTGCCGCTGGAACGGCCATCGCCTGCTTGCCACGCTTAATGCCTTTGTACATGCCCGCACCCGCTTCCTCAATTGCGCTGAATGGCAATTCAGGGACGGTCAGCCTTTCTCGGCACGCCTTATCTAGAAAATAGATATACCTCATCTGGAAACCGGGCAATGTTTCGGAGCCGGAAAAATCCCTCTTGCTCGTCCCGTGCTTCGCCGCAACGCTACCATCTGCGAGACGCACAATGGTACTGTTCTTCTTCAACCCACAAAGGACAAAGCCGCTGGCTCTGTAGATAGTCCCGTCCCCGCATTGAGTGCCGTCCGCGAAGGATACCACCCACTTGATCTGCGGATATTGTCTTTTGATAAGCCGAAAGGCCACCCCTATTGCGCGGCTCTCGCTGTTACGCGGCAGCCTCTCTCCGAAGGCCATGCGATTTAGTTCCAGCATGTCGTTCCATTTGGCTCCGGCGACCAGACCCAACAAATTGCGCCTATCAATTGGAGGGCCAAACTGCATAGCACCCTCTAAGCGCCCATCAAGGAACACGCCCATATGCAGCTGACTATTCTGCACCACCTTGCCGCTGTAATGGATACGCCTAACAAGGGCCGCCGCGTCTTTTGCGGATATTGGCTCGACACGCAAATCTTTAGCCGACGCCATATTGCCCCACAAACATCTCACAAACGCGGGACAAAGCGTTCCCGTTCCCGTTTTCGTTTGGTGAGTCAACAAACTCGCCCATCTCTTTGGCTATACGCAAGGCGTTAGAAACACTGTCGGCCTGCTCGTCGTGAAGTGTAAACGTCATTTGCTGGAAAGGTGACTTTTCACCATCCGGGAGGTCCGGGTATTCATCAATTGGCGTTGGGTTTAATGCGTCTAATTCGCCTTCATCGAAGCCAAGGGCTCCAATGTCAAACCCAAGTGCATCTAACTCGCCGATCTCACAGCGCAACAAATCCAAATCCCACCCGGCGTTCAGGGCCAGCTTGTTATCAGCAATAACCAGGGCTTTGCGCTGCGCCTCGGATAAATGGTCAAGCGCGATACAAGGCACATCATCCATGCCAAGTTTCTGCGCCGCCAAAAGCCTGCCGTGGCCAGCGATAATTCCCCGATCCCCGTCAATCAACAAAGGGTTGGTAAAGCCAAACTCCTTAATGCTGGCCGCTATCTGCGAAACCTGTTGCTCGCTGTGCGTCCGGCTGTTGTTGATATACGGAATCAGGTCAGAAACCGCGATATACTCAATTTCCTTTTTATCCACGGTAAAAACCACGTTTAATCTGCTCCGTCTTTCCTCCGGGGTGTCCCGTCAGTCTTGGTTGATTTGATCCCTCGTAAATCTGCTCCGGGTCGTATTCGATTGATTTACCCCCCTGGTGTATCCGTGCAATCTCCCGCTTCCATTCCTCTAGATCGTCGAAGTCTTTGGGGATTAGCTTTATGTGGTCTTGCATTCAGGTTGTTTCATTTATGCGCCGTCGAGTCCGTCCATGACGATTCTCCAAAAGATAACCCCGCAAGCCGGAACCTACATACCTCTTTAAACTGGTGGAGTCGTCCGGGCGCCGCCCCCGGAGTTTGCCGTTAAGATCATTTAACTGATCTTATTTGGCCGTTCTACTCGACCCCATGAAAAAACCCGGCAGGATTGCTCCGACCGGGCTTTGTGTGCGCCTCAAGGGTTTAATCTTGACGCACGAATTACATGTTATCTGGTTACATACACTTTTCGGGCAAAGGTGTCAAGCGGCTATTTCCCCCTCACCAGCTCGGCAAACCGCCCCAGCCACTGCCTTAATATTTCCACCAACCCCTCCGTCGGGATTTTATATCTCCGCGCCGTTTCCTTTAACCCCGTCCCGTCGATCACCACCCCTAGAATCATATCCGCGTTAATCACTGATTCTTTCAACTCGTCGAGCCATGGCAAATACGCTTTTGACCTGATTAACGACAAATCTTCCGTCAGTGGTTCGTATTTACCCCCTCCCCCTCGATCATACCGCCCAATCCGAGCCATGCACGGCGCGGTGGTGGCGATGTAGAGCCTCTCGATGGTCAGAGCCGCAGAAAGGTGTTCATCGGCCAAGCGCCCCGCTTTATAGAGCCGCGCAATCGGCCCTGTAATCTGTGGCTTGGTCGCTGTCTCGCCTGTCGGCCCATCCTCGTTGTTCAGATTGGCGTATTTAAATTCCTCTAACAGTTCAACCAACTCAAACACGGCCAGTTGAGCAAAATGCCGCGCCGGTCCCGCACACACATTGGCTTGCCCCTGATATTTGTTTAGCAGTTGGACAGCCTTCTCCCGTGCGTCTGTCTTGCGCCCGACAAATTCAAACCTCAAAGCAGAGAGCGTTTTCATAAACAACCCCCATTCCTCTGTACTGGTGGCGCAATTGGGGAGAGGAATTACCTTGTTCATTCTTCCCCTTTCTGCCAGTTCATGCCGCCCTCTCCCTTATTTCCATTACGCCACACCATTCCAACCGGCCACCATCTGCGCCTTTTGCGCCCGGTGGAGTTTGGCCCTCTCCCGGTTTTTGTGCTGCTCGCAAAACGTCAGAAAATCGGCAATCGAGGGCGGGCTTGGGTATTTGTGGGTGCGGATTAAATCCGTTGCCGCCTGATCGAGAACGCAATCTGGAAACTCTGAAAACTGCCGGAACCATTCCTTCATTCCGCCCTCACTCGGCGGGGTCAGAACCGAAAACAGCCGGTCCAGAACAACCGCTAAACCCTTTTCTCCCGCCGGGGATAATCGCTTTTCCTCGGC